CTGTTTCTCCGCCTCCGCCGCCTCCACCGCCGCCTCCGCCCCATCCCCCACCTGAACCAGCTCCAAAACCAGCTCCAGAAATTGTGGCGTCTATGTCCCCAGGTGAATACCACTTACCGGCGTAGAGAGTGTTGTTGCCAATGGTCATATTTGGATTTACAAACGGGTCTGCAACTCCTCCCATACCAAACAAACCCGACGGCGGCTCGTATGTGGTTCCCGGCATCTGCGACATTTGCGGTATTGTAACTCCGGCATACTGATTGATTAGATTAGATAGTGGGTCTGTGGTTGATTTCAGTGATGGCATAGAAGATGGCTTTGGTTTTGTTGTAGTCCCTCCCCCTCCTGTATCTGTAACAGCCACATTACCTTTTGTTCCCCACGGAATATAATTTATCTGTGCCATATCTTACCTTCCTTTTCCTAATCTCTTTGTCTCCATCGTCTGAATATACTCGGATACATTATCCGCTCCATATTCTTTGGCAATGGCTACAAAATCATTTTTGGTCAGCGAATTATACAGACGAACTTCGTCATCTCCGCTTTCCCCAATTACCTTATCGAGCGTTTGGAACGCCTTTGGAATTGCCTTGGATAAGCTATCAAACATTGTTTACCGTTCCCTCCATCGTCGGCGCGGCGTTACCGGCTCTTTGTATTGCTTCCATATCATCCTTGCCAGAGAATTTCGGCTCGTCTGGCATACCATCAGCACCAGCAGTTCCTAATAGTTGTTCTGGGTTAGGCATCCCTGCCTGTGGATTAGGTGCGTTCACCTGCGCAAGTTTCTGCTGCATCATCATCAAACTCTGCTGTGCGACCTTATCGCCCGTGGCGGCTCTCTTTGTGAGTTCGCGCATGATGGTGTATTGCACTACGATAGGATCGCTTTCAGCCATCTCTTGTATCTTCATAATGCGTGCATCATCTGGCTGTTGAATGCCAAGGTAATCTTCCATGATAATCTGTGACGGCAGTATTCCCATAACCTGCGTAGCCATAGCGTGATTGCGGACTTTCTCATTCGGAAATTCAGGTTTGATCTCGCAACGAATAGTGTACTTATCAAGTTCAGAACCGCGCACAACTTCAGCGAAGTCAACTCCCCTGATGTGTCCATACAGTTCCATGTAGTCATTAGGAATAAAATTATTCGCCAACTTCACCCACTTACGCGCGGCCCACGTCCACATATTTTCCAGGTGTGTTATGGCAGGTTCAAGGCGGATGCGGTTCTGATCTGTCAGCATGGACAGACCGTAGCCGGACGACTGACTGCTTCCCTCGCCATACATCACGTCACTGAAACCCGATTGCTGAATACGGCTACGTGCAAACTCCAGATGCTTGTCCATGTCAGGAGGAGTTCCGCGCCATTCTGGGAAACCCAAGTCCTCGCCTGCGCGAAGATTGACGACCTTACCGATTGACTTATCTAATGTAATGGTCTTGCCTGACGCTGTTCTTGCAATAAGCGGAAGTCCAGAATACATAAGCATAAGACGTTTGCGCATGTTGGTAGTATCTTCAAGTTCCATCACAGGATTTTCAAGAGGGCTGATGATGCTGTGCCATGAATCGCTTTTCTCTCTGGATGCTGGATTATAGAATGATATCGTGTAGGGCAGATCGTCGTAGCCCTCCATGATACGCAACGGGCGGATGAACTCATTATTATACATGATGGCGTTGCGCACGACCAGACTTTTGCGCATTGGATATTTCTCAACATCTTCTTCGCTTTCCAACCCCTCATAGTCTGTAGCATCTGCCGGTTGTAACTCATAAGCCAATTCCCAGTAGTCGTAGAACTTGCCGCGTGTATCTTTCTTCTGTTGCTGCGACCTACCCTTGAAGGCATCTAATTCAACTTGATACGTTTCTTCAGCATCATAAACCGTCATATCTTCTGAACGATTTACACTAAGCCAACGCTTCGGACCCCCAGGAACAAGACCAATTTGCAGAGGGTCTATGACTTCAATGCGTAGTGGCAGGTCATAGTATAGTTTGGCATCGTTGACTACCTCCTGCGTGTTAGCATCGAACAGTTCTGGTTTTATCTCATAACAGTTGTCGTGTATAAACGTGTCCCACACGCCGAGCAGTACCGCACCACCGTCACGCACGAAATTCAAGTTGGTTTCGTATTTGTGATCGTATTGGTATCTGTCGGAGTTTATATCAATAAATCCAGCAATAGATTTCTCAATAAGACTTGTTCCAGTCTGCTCATCCTCTGATGGCCGCAATCCTTTGGAACGCCATATCCATTCGTTTGATTGCATGATGCCAACAGCAAGGTCAACGACATTGGTGAGAACGGGGTCGGTGTACCGCTTCTCATTCGGCAAGGCGCGGGTATCGTAGTGATCGAAGTTGTACCGTCTGCGCCACCTGCGAATATTAGAATGCCATCCGTGTGTAAAGGTATCGGCTTGCGCAATTCGTCTGGTAATATCAGACAACTGCTTCATATTAGATTGGTACTGATCTGCCATTTATCCTCTCCTGTTAGCTTCGTAATTGCCAGGGTATGCACACATCATCTTGCGAAACGCGGTCAGAAGTGTATTCTGAAAACGGTGATGCTATTCGTATCACCTGCCCTGCGTCGAAGTCCATATCATTTATTGCCTTGTAACACGCCATAGCCAATGCGATTGCGGCGTCTACTTTCTTCTGCGCAATCCTGCGATTGGATTTATCTTTCACGATACGAAAACCTCTGCTCGTATGTTGTGCCACGGAGTTCTGCAAATGTTCACGTATCTCTTTGCTTTCGTAAGTCCACAGGTTGCCGTCATGTAACAAATCGAACAACGCCTGCGACGCGCCTATCATGCCGCCCTCCGATTGTACGAACTCCGTCACCGGTAGTCCCCTGCTACGTAACTTCATAATAACTTGTAACATCTGCGACGGGTCGCAGGTGATGTCGGCTATGTTATACCTCTTGCTTGCTTCCATCAGGTACGGCTCTACTGTTTCTTCCAGGTCTAATATCTCGCCATCAACAGGTGTCCATATCTTATGGAACAGAATAATTACCTTGCCCTCCGTGGGGTCTGTGGTGACGCCGACAATGGCGGTGCAGTCATGCTTCATGCCTGTATCAACAGCAACGTACACGGGATTTCTGCGGTATGGATGGTCCAGCCAAATATCAGATGATTGTGGATCATGTATCTTTTTCTCTTGCGATTGCTGCACTTCATGGCAGTAATCCGTGAAGTTAGATACCGCTTTATCCCACCAATCTATCGGGAAGAATACCTCATTAGACGTAACCCATCTGTTCTCATGTAATCGTAAGTATGCGGACGGTCGCAACACTTCCTGCTGCTTCTTGTAATACAAAGGCGTTTGCCATGGCATCCTGGGTTCGTGATCCCAATATGCGAAATACGCGTTACCGTTATGATAGCAGGGTAAGGGCGAGAGTTCCGATACTAACTCGCCCTTACCATCCTCGGTTTCTTCCTTGCCGACAGCGTTCAAGTAAATATCATACAGTAGATTTGATTCACCATAAAATCCTGCGTAAGATGTTATCAGTTGTAGCGAGTGTGGGATGGTAGGAATGGCCGTCATTTCATCATAACGGTTGTAATCGTTGCTACTGACTGCCCCCCACAATTCGTCAAACAGTACGAGTGAATGACGACCACCTGCGTTAGATGTATAGTTCTTGGTGAGGACTTGTATCATGGTGTCGTTTCCCAGCACTATCTTATCTTTCAGAACCTTTGCACCGCCAGTCTTATTGAAGTGGAAGGAAATGTCCTTGAATATTAGGCGGGTGGATTGATCTTCAGAGTTTGCACAGATAAATAATTCCGACCCCTCCGGTGCCATCTCCGCATACCAAGATGCAATAGCCGCCGAAAGTACCGTCTTCCCGCTCTTTTTAGGTGCTGATAATATTACGGTAGTGAATGGGAATATGCCGTTAGCGTCCTGTTTGAGAGAGTAATCGAGAACTACGTCCCATGGATACAGTAACACCAAACGCCCCGTGCCGCCGTCCGTCTGATTTTCTGTGTCCCACAAATCATTAATATAAAATCCCTTGTCGGGATGATTGATCCATTCAGTAAATGTAAGGGGAAACTTGGACACCCTACAATTATACCAAATTATATGATATTTGTCAAATAAATCATAAATATTAAGTAACGGTTACTTCCGTTTCCATAAGTTATCACTATTGCTAACTTATAGAAACAAAACACCATAACACATTTATTACCGCGATGCAAATGTTATTTACACTTTCGCGCCTAAACTATAATATGGCTCTTTCTTATTTACGGTTAGATGTGACACTCTCCACGCCCTTAAGGGCGGGAGCTTCTTGGGACACGCACGGCGCAACCGCCCACGTTAACTCCCAACGGGACTGTCCATCCCGGTTTTGTCGAAAGTACAATAGTGAGGTGATGGTATTTTAGGTTTCCGCGTACTTTTATACTTCGATAATTAGTCGTAGACTAATTATAAAGGTACGTTTGTTGCTATAAGTTAGCATACATGATGAATTATTTTAGGTTACAACCCCAGCAGGATTCGAACCTGCGCCCGTTGGATCAAAGCCAACCGTTCTGCCAGCTAAACTATGGGGCTTCAACTATTCGGAAATTCCAAATTGTTCGCTCATGTAAACCCCGTGCGCCTTGTAGATCGTGGCCGATAACTCCGGCTGTACCGCTTCTTGTTTCTCAATATCTTGGTGGAATAAACTTGGCTGTGCTTGCGCGTCTTTTATCCGCTTAATGGCGATGTCAAAGTATTTCGGTTCTATCTCAATGCCGATGAAGTTACGCCCCGTCTGAACGCAAGCCACGCCGGTTGTGCCAGAACCCGTGAACGGGTCAAGGATGGTGTCGCCTTCGTTGGTCGCTTTCTCTATCACCCAGCGCATTAATCCGATTGGTTTTTGATTCGCGTGAAGTCTGTTATTTGTTTCTCCGAGTAAAGTTGTATCTTGATAGCAGTAAATACCCTCTCCGCCCTTCATCCATGCAATCTCTGCATCCGATAGATATTTTCCAAAATTATGGTTATGCTTTTTTATCCATACGAGGGTTGTGCCTTTTGGTAATCTGCTCGCATAATGGTTGCTGCCAAATAAAACTACGTTGTCGAACACTAAAAATGGAGATGGGTCAAAAGGTACGTTATCATTTATGATTGTCTTTCCGTAATTCGCAGAACGTTGTCCTTTCTTACCATGACCATTTTTTCCACAAGTAACCTTTGCGTTCCACCTCATCCCATACGGCGGATCAGTAATAACGGCATCCACGCTCTTATCTGGTATTTCTTTCATCACCTCCAAACAGTCGCCCAGATATAGCGTGCAGTTGCCAAGAATGACTTTATCCTGATAGGTCATGCTTTCACCTCGTGAAATAGGTTTGGCTGTGCTTGCGCGTCTTTTATCCGCTTAATGGCGATGTCGAAGTATTTCTTATCTATCTCAACGCCGATGAAATTGCGCCCTGTTTGAACGCAGGCTACGCCGGTTGTGCCAGAACCCATGAAGGGGTCGAGGATAGTGTCGCCTTCAAATGAATATTCCATAATCAATTCTCTCAATAACTGAATTGGTTTTTGAGATGGGTGGCCAGTAAAAATATCCTTTGCGAATGACGCAGCAACAGTGGAGTTTATTAAGTAATAACGATAAACTTTATAATTTTTGTGACCGTTCCGCTCAAACAATCTTTCATACATAGCCCCTGCGCCAGTCTTTTTGTCCCATATATGAATCGCTGAATAATCTAACGGAAACTCTGTTTTTGCAGACCAGAATATTACTTGTCTGCATTGATAATTTTTGAGACTATCAACAATCCCATCTTTATATTTATATGTGTCAATATGATAATCAGGGTATGGCGGATCGGTTATCACCGCGTCCACGCTCTTATCGGGGACGGACTTCATCACCTCCAAACAGTCGCCCAGATATAGCGTACAGTTTCCGAGTGTTACTTTATCTTGATAGGTCATGCTTTCACCTCGTGAAATAGGTTTGGCTGTGCTTTCACCTCGTGAAATAGGTTTGGCTGTGCTTTCACCTCGTGAAATAGGTTTGGCTGTGCTTGCGCGTCTTTTATCCGCTTCACTGCTATGTCAAAGTATTTCGGTGCTATCTCAATGCCAATAAAATTCCTCCCCGTTTGCACACAAGCCACGCCGGTTGTGCCAGAACCCATGAAGGGGTCAAGTACAGTCGCGCCACTTGGTATCTTACAGACTTCCATGCACCACTTCATAAGTGATAATGGTTTTTGTGTTGGGTGTGTTCTATCTGGGTCAGAACGCCTACAATCAAATACCCTCATTGGCATTTCTATATTTGTCCACGCAAGTTCTGCTTCCGATAATGTAAAACCGCGCTCTGGTTTATTCCAAACAAGCCATCCACGCTTTGTTGGTAATTCAAAATAATTACCGCCCCAGATAACCACCTTCTTTCCAACCCTCAATATCTCATCAAAATATACTTGGTCTGGTTTTTCATCCCAGCCATTTCTTTCTGGCGTGGCGAGGCTCGCCACGCCCCAACCATGAGAACTACCGCCTTTCCAAATATCTGCTATTCCATACGGCGGGTCGGTTATCACGGCGTCCACGCTCTTGTCGGGAATGGACTTCATCACCTCCAAACAGTCGCCCAGATATAGCGTACAGTTTCCTAAAACAACCTTATCCTGATAAGTCATCTTACCTCCGCATGATGCTCACCGTGATATTTATAGATCGTGATAATAGGACGGTCGGTTTTCACTTCCTCTACCTCGCCTAACCCATGACACGCCACGCACTCACGCTCTATCGGTTTACCCTGTGGCCAGCGTTCGCTGATGATGATGCCTGAACCGGAGCAGATGGGGCATACGATCATTTCTTCACCGTATTTAGTCGCAACTCTACTTCTTCAATTAACGCATCCTCTGTTTCCTGTGTATATTCTTCTGATATGTCTTTTCCAGTTTCACATTCAACGCTAAAGCGTATGCTGTTCCAGTCTAACATGCGCAATTTATCATATAGCGTGTCCTGTTTTTTCAATGCGTCGTATGCTTTGTCTATCAGTAGTTGATTGTAGAATATATCTTCGAGTTCGCAATACGGACATTGATATTTACTAATTCCAACCTGCGTCATTTTTGTGCCGCAGTCCCCACAATAAGCATCCTGGATAACCTCGTCATATTCCATCATTTCCTCACCGTTGGCTCATAGAAGGCGAAATAGTAGCTCATTCTGCCTCCGCTGTAATGTCAATATCCATAAACCACACCTTGCCTTTGATATGCCACTTCTTCGCTGATACAACTGGAGGCGGCGTTTCTCCGCCCGACGCTGGATCGGGCGTGCTATTGACTTCCGCTTCCTTCGCCACCTTGTACCTGTGTGCCAACCCTTCAGCATCATAGTGGCTGTAAACATGGTCATCATCAGCCCACCAGAATACGTCGTTTCCGTATGCGTGCCAGAATTGAATATCAACTTCCGATGGATGCCCGCCTGGTACGTAAAGCATCAGGTAGGATTTCGGCGCAAGGATGTTCTTCCAATGTTCCGTGAGCGTATTATATTGGCCAACCGTTAGCATGAGAGTTGGCATCCATTTACTTCCGGGTGGCTTGATCTGCGCCAGTCGGTTATTCTCACTATCCACCCGACTGTTTAGTTGCGCTTCATCACCCGCGCCCCGTTTCATGGATGCGATGTCAAAATAAAGTCCGGTGTTATTCACGTCCTGAATGTAACGCTCTTTCACCAACTTATAAGTATTCAACTCTCCAGCTGTCATAAATCCATATCCTCAGGTAAAACATCATCCCATTTCTCATCAAGTAAGTTCAACTGCTTACTCCAGTCGTGCGCTTCCCACTCGTTATCAAACTCCTCGTATATCACACCGTCATCGGTATTATATACTATCCAAGTATCTACGCGCGTTTCCGCAACTTTGAACGTCATAATAGTACCCTCCCAATAATTGATTGCATTTGATTATAACACAAAGGTTTGTCAAATTCAAATTCAGTCAATCCTCCTTTCTCTCTTATACAACGGTTTCAGATTTAGCCAACGCCACGAACGCCCAAGCACTATATCATAGATAGCCGTCAGCGACACGCCGTAATTTCTTGCGAGATCAAACTCATCATGCAGCCCATCTCTGTACGCATTATAAATCTTCTGTACCTGATGCTCGGACAACTTATGATGCGTTGCATAGTTACGTGGTTTCTTTTCCACGATTAACCTCATGCAGATATTCCATATACACCGGCTCACGCCAGATAGCCGGATAATTATACAGCATAGTAAAGTTCTCACTCAATCCTGGAAATCGTGGAACACCTATCTCTGGCATCCCATTCGGTAACTCAAAATCAACCGCGCTGTTCTCTTGGTAGAAGTAACGCTTACTTAGGCGTGCGATATGCTTAACATATTCCTCTATGCCTTCCAACCTCATTTCGGACAAGCTATGAATATTCACGAACACATCCACAGGCAGTGTCCACTCTTTGATATCGAAGCAAGGCAGCAGGGCGAAATCCCAATCCTCAAAGTATTCACCGCCGAGCATGAACTTCTTATTAGGAAACGCACTCATCAAAAAGTATTGGCAGACGACCAGCACCTCCGGCAGATCAAAGTTTACATACTTCAGCCCGTCCACCATCTTACTAAGGTAATAAGGCACGAAGCCGATACCGCTACCAATCTCACCAACTTTATTTCCGTTACACAATTTCAACAGATGCTTGATGCGCTGTGCGTAATAATTGCCTGGAATTGAAGCGGGCGTTACAAGGACATCACCGCATAACTTACAGCCCCACGGATTGCCGATGTCCGGCATAGCAAGTCCATCTAACCTTTTATCCTCAACCACGAAACCCCACGCACGCAGGTCTTTAGTTATGCTCCGCCGAAGTCTTGCTTCCCACTCGCTGAAATCCTCTGATGATGGTCGGCCGTACTTCATCAGATAGAGCGTACCGCTGTTATGGAACATATTAGACAACAACGCTTCCAGCCCATCACAGTCCCAACTTTCTAATGCGGTAATATAATCCCTGCGCAATTCGACGAACGGTATCCATGTAGCGCTCGGAAGATACACCTCATCCACAAAAGGTTTGCGTTCCAGAGCGTAGTGATACGCATTCATGATCCGTTCAATTATCTCAGTCATTCCACCTTCTTCGTTACCCATTTTATCACATATCCCATCTTTTCTATGCGGTAGCCAACCATGCACTGCCACTCCACCGTACCGTTGTCGTTCATTTCCTGATAGTGCTGGAAAGGATAAGGCGACTGCATCCTACAAAACGGACAGGTTAGATCGCTACCGTCGTCGTTCTTGATCTTCTCTATATACTTACCCATTAACTCTGCAGCGTAATCGGCGGCCAGATCATACATTTTACTATCCATCACTCCTCCACCTCTTTTATCTCATTACAATAGAAATAATATGGTATGTAGTCCGCATCTTCCATCCTTCTTCTCAATTCCTTTTCTGCTTTACGGAACCCACTTCTCGCATTCTTCGCTTCAACAGTTATATCT